AGCATTAAAGATACTTCATGGGAAGACCTTTTTAAGTGTGAAAGTGATACACCTGAACATCAAACATTGGCTGATGAAAAAGATTTGTCAGAGCTTTATGATATGGCTGTTAATAAATATATGTGGAGGGGTAATACCTCCACCATTAAGGATTAAGTGGGAAAGTGGGAACAATTTTCGGGGGAAGATTGGGCTCTTAATTGAATATAAACCTTCCTTATAAATACACTCCCCGCTGGTATCAGGAGCCTTTCTTTAAAGCTCTTGAACATGGCTATCGCAGACATGACCTTGTCTGGCACCGTCGGGCGGGTAAAGATTTAACTATTATCAACGCTACTGCTGTGGCTATGTGTGATTCTAATAATCATACAGGATATGGCGGAATAGGTTCTTATTATTACTTTTTCCCTACATTCGCTCAAGGGAAAAAAATAATATGGGACGGTATGACTAAAGACGGAACAAGGTTTCTGGACTTTATCCCAGAGCCTTTGCGTGAACAGACCTGGAATGATGAAATGAAAATCCGCATGAAAAACGGAAGTTTATTTCAGATTATCGGGACTGATAACTTTGACGCAATTATGGGAACTAATCCTATCTGGTGTGTATTTAGTGAATATGCCCTGCAGAACCCCAACGCATGGCAGTATATAAGACCCATTTTAAGGGAAAACAAAGGTATTGCAATCTTTCCCTATACCCCTCGTGGGCGTAATCATGGCTATACATTACATTATGACGTTGCCCGCAAGAACCCAAAAACATGGTTTTCACAGGTGCTTTCTGTAGAAGATACAGGGGTATTAACTCCTGAAGATATAGAGCAGGAACGCCGTGAGGGTATGTCTGAAGAAATGATTGCACAGGAATATTACTGCTCATTTGAAATGGGTATTGAGGGAAGTTATTACGGAAGATATATTCAGGCTGTCCGTGATGAAGGAAGGATTTTAAATAATCTTCCTGTAGACAAAGCCAAGCCTGTCCATACTGCATGGGATATTGGGGTTACTGATTTTACCTCAATTATCTTTTATCAGGTTTATCCGCAGGGATACAATATCGTGGATTTTTACGAAAACGCAGGCGAGGGTGTTCAACATTATGCTAAGGTTTTACAGGATAAAGGATATGTTTACGGAAACCATTATGGACCGCATGACTTAAAAGCTAAAAACTGGGTTAGTGAAGGTGAGCCGACTGTTCAGGTTGCCCGCAGATATGGAATAGATTTTCAATTAATTCCACGCTTATCCCGTGAAGACGGGATTGAAGCAGGAAGAAATGTCCTAAGCAAATGCTTCTTTAATGAAGCTACTACCAGACCGTTAATAACTCATTTAGAGAATTATACAAAAGTTTTTAATAGGCAGATGAACTGCTACACAAATACCCCAAAACACGACATTCATTCTCACGGTGCTGACGCATGGCGATATTTTGCTCTTGCTGAGAAATCTCCTGACAAAGGGGATAAGAGTTTACTTGTTGCTATGAAAAGAAATCTTGATTTTATCAAAAGACACTCCAATAGATATTCGGGAATTTAAAGGTAAGGTGATTATATGGCTGAAGATAAACGCTCAAAAGGTCAGGCATTAGTTGACTTTGTCATAAGGCGTTTTGAGTTTTCTAAAGAAAAAATGAGAACCAGACAGAACAAATGGAAGGAATATTACGAGGACTATCGTGGACAGATACTGCCCACCAAAGAGGAATGGCAGGCTAATTATATAGTTCCCACTTTAAAAGAAGTGGTGCGTATTAAAGTGCCTTTATATTTAAATATATTGTTTTCTGCTGGTATTGAATCATTTGATATAGAGCCTTCTGAAGATTCAGACGAGGCTATTATACCTGCCTTGAAATCCAAATTAGTCTATGACCTTGACAACACAGGGCGAAGTCGAGGAGGACTGTTCGGAATATGGACTGAATTTGTCAAACAATATGAATTATACGGCTATTCAGTAGCCAAAATACCATGGCGTGATGAAGAAGACAAAAGAGGTCGCAAAATCTTTGACGGACCGGATATGGAAACCATTGACATTTTTCACTTTTACCCTGACCCTGGCTGTCTTAGTCTGGATAGCTGGAAGGTAATTGAAAAGCCTGATGTCTTTATAAGCTATTTAAAGATGATGGAAAAAAATGGGATTTATATGAATATATCCCAACTGAAAGAAACCAACCAGGAAGACAAGTCTGATAATGTCATGAGCAGTGATGATCCATTAGCTAATGATACTTTACCTTCAGATAAAGTTGATTTATTAGAATATCACGGGGAAGTTCCCAAATCATTATTAGAAGGTGATGTCTGGGACAAAGAAGAAGTTGACCCTTATGATGATGATTATGTTGACGCTATTATAACAATCGCTAACAAACAGGTAGTTATAAGAGCTGATGAATACCCCTATGAGTGCGGAAATATATTTATTGAAGCCTGTAAAGACCGTATGCCTAATGAAAAGTTTGGCATAGGCACAGGTGAAGATATTCAAGCTATGAGTGAAGCCCTTACACAGGCTTATAATAAGTTTGAGGATTGCGTAAGCATTGTTTCAATCCCCACCGTGATAGTCAATCCCAATAGGGTACAATTACCTGGTGATACATTTGTGGTGAAACCTGGTGGGGTTATTTATACCAACTCAATGGTTGATAATGTGGCTCATGCTGTTTCGTTTTTAGACACTAACGCAGCAGCAGCAGCATTAAATCCATTGATAACTTATATCCAGATGATAGACCAGCGAATACAGAAACTAAGTAATGCAGTTCCCACTATTTCACCTACTGCTACTGCTGGAGAAATGCCCGAAACCTTAGGGGCAACCCAGCTAATGCAGGCAAACGCAGCCGAACCAATCAAGCATGATGTGAAACATATATTAGAAGTTGCTTTCAGGAATATGCTTGAAATCTACTACAAACATAATTTGCAGTTCTTTGAGGAAGAATCAGCCCAGCGTATTTTGGGCAAGGAAAAAGCCCAGCTCTGGAAAGAGGAAAAGGAACGCCGCAAGGTAACAAAGGAAGATATTACCATGAAGGGTAATCCTGATTTTATCCCTAAAGGAGTAAGCGTATTTCAGGAAAAGAACACCGAAGCACAGTATTTATTGAAGTTCCTTGAAACCTCCATTAATGCCAATGCCCCTGCTTTAGATGAAATGGGCAATCCTATTATAGGTGCTGACGGTAAACCGATTATGGTGCCGAAAGCTGATGTAGGGGAAATTATGAAGCGTTTGGCTAACCAGTTTAATTTCAAGGATATTGAAAAGTTATTGCCTTATCTAAGAGAAGAACGGGAAAAGAAGGAAATCCAAAACCAGATGAGAAGGGCAAACCCTCAGGCAGGAACTCCCACTCCTGCTTCCCCACAAATGGGAGGCGGTGTATCCCCCGCACAGCCTCCTGGTGGGGGTTTAACTGACATTATCAGGGGTATGTAATGACCAATATTGAAGAATTAAAGAAAATTAAAGAAACCCTGTCTACTCCAGGGTGGTATTACATAGACGCTATTTTAAAATCTATCCTTAATGAGCATATTGATATTGTCAAACACGAGCATAAGGATATGGACAAATTAAAGTATTCACAAGCAGTCATACAGATTATTGAAAATCTATATGATGAGCTTGATACACTCGACAAGAAAGCGAAAGCTGAACTTAATTTAATTAAGAAATATAAGAAAGGAGCTTAATTATGGCTAAAGGGAAAGACATCAACAACCCAGAAACTGCCCCTAACGGACAAGCAGAAGTAAAGGCTGATGTAGACAAGAAAAATGTTGACGACAGCCATTTGACCGCTGATGAGAACCTGAAAACAGAACTTGAGGAACTTGAAAAGCAGTTAAAGGAACAACCAGAAAAACCAGAAGAAATACCAGAAGAAGAGGAAGAAGAAACTACCGAGGAATACTCGGAAACTGAACAGACCGAAACTGACGAAATTCCAGATGATTTACTAAAAAAATCACCTGCAGAACTTGCAAAGATGTACAAGAACCTGCAGAAAAAATTAGGGGAACACTCTAACGAACTGGGCGAATTAAGAAAGTTCAGGGAAGAACAGGAAATCCTAAAGAAGGAAACTGAACGCTACCAGCTATCTGCTGCAAACCAGCACATTATCAATAACATTATTGATAATATGACACCAGACCAGACCAATCAGTTTCTGGAAGATTTAGCGTCAAACCCTAAAAAGGCATTAATCCCTATTATTTCTGAAGTAATCAGACCTTATGCCCTCACACAGGCTAAGTACAACAATATGATGGCTGTTCAGGAACTAAAAACCAGCACTAAAGATGATATTGTGCCGTATGAAATGGTTGAAAAAGAAATTAACGAGCTATTAAAGAAAAGAGATACCAATGGACGCAACGAGTTCTGGGACAGGTATGGCTCAGGTGCTTTTGAAAAGGCTTATCAGGAAGTCCGCTTGAGGAAAGCCCCTGAAATCCTGAAACAGAAGGAAGAAGAAATCATCAGCAATGCCAGAAAAAAGGCAGATGAATACGAAAAGAAAATAAGAACATATACCGAGCCGCAAGGACCAGCTTCACCGAAAGTGGGAAAATCGGTTGATTTTGACAATATGGATCCAGAAGAAGCTATTAAGCGACTGGAGAAGTTATTGCAGTAATTGACCAGCCATCGGGGGAAAACATAAATTCAAGGAGATGATTTACGATGGCACTTACAGGAAATTTAAGAACAGATACTACAGAATTAGTAAACACTTATTATGAGAAAAAAGCGTTACTGGCTGAAAAGCCTTTTTTAACACTGGAACAGTTTGCTGACAAATCAAAGGATATTCCAAAATACAGAGGCGATACTGTCCAATGGTGGAAAAGAATACCAATGGAAGTGTCTACTACTGCTCTTACTGAAGGCTCAAGCCCTGCTGCAACTGACCTGGAATTTCAGAATGTTTCTGCACAAGTTAGCCAGTATGGTAAGGTTGTAGCCTTATCTGATATTTTAGGATTTACTTCTATTGACCCTGAAGTTTCCTCAAAAGTTGAATCTTTAGGTGAGAACAGAGGTAAGACTATCAACAGGCTCTACTGGCAGGAAATCGCCAGACACGCCTATCCAATGAGAATTGACCAGGACAGCACCTATGACGCAGTCTGCACCTGTGATTCAACTACTGACAGTTCCACTACTATTTTTACTACTAATGACGGACTTCCTACAGGCTCTGGAACTGATGACGCAAGATTGGTCGGCGGTGTTTTGGTTGCAGTAAGCGGAAACAATAAGGGGCTTGGCGGATATATCTCTGCAGCTACTGCTGGAGATGTCACACTGGTTACAGCTGATGCAGTAAACGAATCTTTTATAACCAACGATTTAGCTAAAATAGCCAACTCTTACGGAATTACTTCTGCTGATGAACTGACCTGTGCAGGGATTGACAGAGCAGTAAAGGTCTTACAGCAGCATCATGCTCAAACCTTTGGCGGGTTCTATATCGGCGTATTAAGCCCTTATACCCAGTATGACATCAGACAAGACAGTGCATGGGTTAACGCTCAACATTACGCAGGTTCTACCAAACTCTTTAACGGAGAAATAGGACAATGGAACGGCGTAAGGTTCGTACTTGATACTGACCCTTGGAGAAGTGCTGCTGGAACTATGGGTACTTACTCTGCAAGCGGAGCAGTCTTCCATACCCCGATATTCGGAAAAGAAGCCTATGCAGGTGTCCGTATCAAGGGTGTTCAAGACCATTTAATCTTCCATGACAAGACCAAGACTGGCGATAACCTTGAGATGTACTCCACTGCAGGCTGGAAAGCAGCTTTTGTAGCCAAGATGTTAAACGCAACATGGTGCATACAGGTATTAAGTGGAGCCAGTGATATTTCATAGAGCAACTAATTAGCGGGGTGCAATTCCCCGCTCTATTTTAAAGAAAGGTGATTATATATGGCTACTATTGAAAAGCATTTCGGGCAGGGGTTTGCCTCTGGTGAAATATATACAGTATTGAACAATCTTAATAACGCTCCTATGAACGCAACTATAACAGTTGCCGAAAAAGACACTGATGAATGGTATGTCTATATCCAGCTAAAAGACTGGAATGG